ATGACTTTATGTTTATCAGGATCAGGAAATACAGAACATTTATACCTTACAGATGATAGTAAATTAGGAGGTGCTGCTGTATTTACAGAAGCAGGAAGAATTTATAATTTAGTTTCAGGATCAGCAGGTAATGTTTACACAGGAGTTGATTCAAATGGATGGACAGTTAATTCTGGTTCTTATGGTTGGTTTATGCCTGATATAGGAACTATATTATTAAATGGCCCTGCATTACAAGGTACTTTTGCTGATGGGGGTATTAATTTAGGAACTGGAAGAAATGACAACACAGCAGATAATAATCCTTTAAAATTATTTAATAGACTAAATTTAGGGGGTGCCGCTAGTACAAATGCTGGTTGGACTTTAAATTCACAAGAAAACTTATCTTCAGATTTTGTATTTGTTAGAGCAAGAGCAGATGAATTTAATTATTCAACAAACCCATCATTTATATCGGGATCCAATGGTGCTGTAGTTTATGATAATTTTATTAATGATCCTCAAGTTTATATAACATCAGTAGGATTATATAATAATAATCAAGAACTAGTAGCTGTAGCAAAATTATCAAGACCTTTATTAAAAGATTTTACTAAAGAATTATTAGTAAGGGTGAAGTTAGACTTCTAATGAATGAGTGCTTGGAAACAATTCACAACAAAGGACGTTACTATAACTCCATTTATAGCCGATAAAGGATTTTCTTTTACGGGTAGTGCTATAACTAGTTCTGATGTAGGTATTAATATATTCGCAGGAAGAAATGTTCATTACACATCTTCCCAAAATACCACCTCAGGATTTGTATACTCATCTTCAGCTAATTCAATATATAATAGTGCTAAACAATTATATTACTCAAACTTTATCACTCAAAGTACAGGAGATCTTGTTCAAACAGCAAGTATTGTACCTGGAGTAAATCAAGAAGATGATAGATTTTTAGGACCTATCGAGTGTCCCAGATATGATAATTTTTTACAATCTTCCTTAACACAATCTAGACACTGGCCTACAGGTTCAGGAAATTCAATTACTACTATAGCAATTCCACAAAAATTATTTGGTGAAAAAGTAGTTCCTTATACTTTTGAATTTACATACACAGGATCAATTCAATTCCCAAATGGGGTATTATTAACAGATGACGGTGAAGGTAATGTTATAAGTGGTTCTGATAATAAAGTAGTAGGACAAATATTTTATCCTCATGGGATAGCAGTTTTAACAACTCATAGCTGTGGTTTGATTGGAAGAGATATAAATACTTATCCTGCTCAACTTAATGAAACTCAAATTAATTTTTCATCATCTATTACAATATATGAACAACAATATAAATGTACTATATTAGAAAATGAATTCGGGTTTTCAACTAACCCTACACTCTTAACCTCTTCAGATCAAGGATTTTATAATAATGCTTATTATCCTTTTGTAACTGGTTCTTTCTTTGAACCTTATGTAACTTGTGTTGGTTTATATAATGAAGCCAAGCAATTAGTAGCAGTAGGAAAACTATCATTCCCTGTACCTATATCACAATTTACAGACACCACCATAATGGTAAACTTCGACGTATGATAAATTGGACATATAAAAACCAGGAAGTAACAGACATATCTGACTTTCCAGATGACACTTATGGTTTTGTGTATACTATTACACATTTACCCACAGGTAAAAAATACATTGGTAAAAAAATTTTATATTTTACTAGAAAAGTAAAATTAACTAAAAAAGATCTTTTACAGTATGAGGGTGTAGTAGGTAGAAGACCATCATATAAATTAGCTATAAAAGAATCTGATTGGAAAACCTATTGGGGGTCTAATAAAGAATTACAAGAATTAGTAAAAACTGAACCCTCTGAAAATTGGGATAAAAATATTATTATAGCTTGTCCTTCTAAAAAACTTTTAACATATTACGAGACGAAATACTTATTTGTCTATCAGGCATTAGAAAATCCTAATGACTTTTGGAATGATAATATTTTAGGAAAATTTTACACTAAAGACTTCGATTAATATAGCTTTGATTAGCGAAATTGGTTATGTATATTACTGCTCATGGTAAATGAACTTTTAGTAAATTTAGTAAATTCTGTTTTAGGAACAGGAAAACGAACAGCGAGGGGCAACCAAGCCCATACGTGTCCCTTTTGTAATCACCACAAACCAAAATTAGAAATTAATTTTTCAGAAAATAAAAAAGGGTATAATCCTTGGCATTGTTGGGTTTGCAATAAAAAGGGTACTCGTATTTCGTCTTTATTTAAACAAATAAAGGCATCCCCTGATAAATTTGAAGAATTATTTAAATTAATAGGTAATGAAACTGAAAGAGATATTGTTGTAAGTAATAAAAACTTACAATTACCTAAAGAATTTCAATCATTTAAAAATATATCATCTTCAAATATTGAAGGTAGAACAGCTTTATCTTATTTAAAGTCTAGAGGTATTACAAATGATGATATTGAAAAATACAATATAGGTTATTGTACATCAGGTAGATATCAAAATATGGTTATTATACCATCTTATGATGAAAATGGTAAATTAAATTATTTTACAGGGAGATCATTTGAAAAAGATCCATATGTTAAATATCGTAACCCTGAAACATCAAGGGATGTTATTCCTTTTGAATTGTTTATTAATTGGAAGTTACCTTTAGTATTATGTGAAGGTCCTTTTGATGCTATTGCTATTAAAAGAAACGCTATTCCTTTATTAGGAAATAATATTCAATCTAACCTAATGAAAAAAATAGTAACATCAACCGTAGAAAAAATTTACATAGCATTAGACAATGATGCATTAAAAAAATCACTTAAATTTGCAGAAAGATTTTTAAATGAAGGCAAAGAAGTTCACTTAGTTGAACTTCAAGGGAAAGACCCTAGTGAAATGGGATTTACTCAATTTACAAACTTAATCCAAACATCAACTCCTCTAAATGAATATGCCTTAATGGAGAAAAAATTATCATTAGTATGAGCAAAAGAATCGTAAAAAAATCTTATAATAGAATATTAGAAATTTCTGAAGATTCAAAACAAATTACTTTACCAGACGCTAGGTATTATAGACGGAATGGTAAATATTACCCATCAATTACTTATGTTTTATCTTATTATCCTAAAGGTAAATTCTTTGAAGATTGGTTAAAAAAAGTAGGATACTCAGCAGATTGGATTGTTAAAAAAGCAGGTGAAGAAGGTACTCAAGTACATGAAATGATTGAGGATTATCTTAATGGTAAAGAATTAAACTTTTTAGTTAATGGTCAACCAATGTATAATCCTGATGTGTGGCAAATGTTTTTACGTTTTGTTGATTGGTGGGAAACATATAACCCAACATTAATTGAAACGGAAGTCCATTTATTTTCAGATAAACTTAAAGTAGCAGGTACGTGTGATTTAGTTTGTGAGATTGATGGTGAATTATGGATTATTGATTTTAAAACATCAAACCATTTACAAACTGTGTATGACTTACAAACAGCAGTTTATGGTAAATGTTATGAAGAATGTTTTGGTAAAACTCCTGACAGGTATGGAATTTTATGGTTAAAATCTAAATCAAGAGGAGAAGATAAATCCGGTAAACGTATGAAAGGAAAAAATTGGGAAGTTTATGAATCTCCTCGTGCACAAGAAGATAATATAGACATTTTTAATACTGTAAAAAAATTATTTGACTTGGAAAACCCAAGGCACTCACCGGTATTTACCGAATTTAGAACGCAAGTAAAAAGGGAATCGTGATATTTATAACAAAATATTCAACTTATGATATCCTTAGTTCAATTACTTAAAGAAGCTACAGATAAACCTAAAGCAATTATATTAGCAGGAGCACCAGGTGCTGGTAAAGGTTATATTTTAAGAGGTTTAGATTTATCTAGCTTAAAAACATATAACTTAGATTTTGATTTTGTTCCCTTATTAAAAAAAGCTGGAGTAAGTTTAGATTTAAAAAATGCTACACCTGAAGAAAGAAGTGAAGCAGCTAAATTAATGCGTCAAGCAGCTTCAAAGTTAAAAGATGAGGATTTACCTAAAGCAATAGCTAATAGAGAATCATTTATATTAGATGGAACAGCTGCATCAAGTAAAGCAACCCTTAAGTTAAAGGATGAATTAGAAAATGCTGGGTATGAAGTATTCATGCTTTATGTTTATACAGACTTAGAACGTTCATTAAAACAAAATCAAGACAGATTTGATAAATCAGGAGGTGAAGATAGAAGTTTAGCACCGGCTATTGTAATGCGTACATGGAATGATGTAACCCAAAACTATGATGATTATCAAAGGGCTTTTGGTAATAATTTTGTGTCTGTATCTAATTTATTAAAAGATGAAAAATTAGAAGATTTAGAATCTATAGTAAAAAAATATCTAGACCCATTTAAACCACAAAACACAAAACCAAAAGATGCTAAGGCACAAGCAAGATCAGATAAAAGAAAAGCTGAAATAAATGCACAAATTAAAGCATTATTAGCAGATGATGGTGTTAAAAATATAATTGATAATTCTGTTTCCGCTGAAGAAGCTCAAGCAAAATTAAAAGCATTTATTAATGGGTAAAGTATTAGCAGCATATGGGGGTGGGTTTAAACCACCTACAAAGGGTCATTTAGCAGTAGTTAAAAAAGCTTTAGCTGCACATCCTGAAATTGATGAATTTATCATTTATGTAGGTGGTAAAGAAAGAAATGGTATAGGACAAACTGAATCTATTTTAATTTGGGATATATTTAAAAAATATCTTCCTATGAAAGTAAAAATAGAACCTTCAGATTTTCCTATTAAGGATGTTTTAAGTTTAGGAAAAAATAATCCTGATGACACTGTATATTTTGTTATAGGAGGAAGAGAAGGTAGACAAGATGATTTAGATGATATTGCTAATAGAACTAAAAATGTAGAAAAAACCTATCCTAATATGCAGGTAAAAGTACAAACTACTCCTGATGAAGGTATGAGTGGAACTAACGCTAGAAAAGCTGCTAAAGTTTCTTCTAATAAATTATCCCCATTTTTACCAGATGAGTTAAATGATAAAGAAAAAGAAGAAGTATTTAATATTATAAGACCGGTTGTAAAAGAAAGTTTATTAAAAGAAGATATTACAAAACCTCAATTAGATGCTATTGAAAAATATGCTGATGGTTTATTTAATAAATTAGGCATTGATATAGAATTTACAAAACATTTTCTTGAAAGAGTTAATGATAAAAGAAATGTAAAACCTATAACTACAGCAGAACTTATAGGTATGTTTAAACGTTTGTATAAAAAACATGGTAAACCATTATCTAAAATAGACGACGATCTCAATGCAGTTGTAAAGGACTTTAATAATAACATAAATATACCGTTTGCTATAAATGTTACTGATGATGATATTGAAATGTATGCTAAAACAGTAATGCGTAAAAAAGATTTTAAAACATCAACACCTGTTATAGCACTACAAGAAGGTAGATATGATCAAGAAGTATTAATTCAATCTCGCTTTATTATGAATATCTTCAAATCTGAAATTGGAGAAAAATTTGAAGGTGATTTTGAAGGACAATTAGAAGATGTTTATTATGATTTAGAATTACTTTTTAATCCCCAAACATTTGATGTTTTAGGTCCTACACCTTTTATAGTAAATGCAGCCGCTGATGGAGATAGTATGACAATTCAAATTGATTATAACCCAGAAGCATTTCCAAAAGCATATAATGAATTAAATGCCGAAATAAAAGATGCTTTAAGACATGAATTAGAGCATGTTGGTCAGTTTAATTTTGATAAAGGTGTTAAAGGTGGGGATAATAGTGATGATTTACCTTTATTTGATTATCTTACTTTAGACTATGAAATTCCAGCATTTGTTCAAGGTTTATATAAAAAAGCAAAAACTAAAAAAATATCATTAGATCAAGCTATTGATGAATTTTTAGATGAAAGATTAGAAGAATTGTCATTTGATGAAACTAAAAAAATAAAGCAAATATGGATTAATTGGGCTAAAGAAAATTTACCTAAAGCTCAAATTAATGAAAACGCTACTTATACTAAAAAAATAGATTTAATACAATACTTAGCTAGGTTAACACAGCATATGTTAGATAAAGGAATGAATATAGAACCTTTACCTTCATTAGAATTAATAGATGGAGACAGTGAAAATGCTAGTGATTTCTTTGGTAAAACAGCTTATTATGATCCTAACACTCAAACTATAGTATTATATACTGAAGGTAGACATCCTAAAGATATAGCAAGATCATTTGCTCATGAAATGGTTCACCATACTCAATTTTTAGAAGATAGATTAGATAATATTACAACTACGGATACTACAGAAGATGAAAATTTAGATCAAATAGAAAGGGAAGCATATTTAAAAGGTAATATGACTTTTAGAAACTGGACAGATTCATTAAATGAAAAGAAAAAAGTAAAAGATCCATTTGGGTTAAATGCTTATGCTAGAGAATTAGCTATGGGGTTAGAAGAAGCTATTTTAAATGAGGGTAAATATGATTCATTAGTAACTAAATTAGCTGGTTATACTTTAAATTCTTGGAAAGGTGATTTTGAAGATGGTCAACCAAAAGGATACTTTGAATTAGAAGTAGGTCCTGGAAAAGAATTTGATTATCCCCATTTAATGTTTAAATATATTGCTCAAGCAAGTTTTGTTGATTATTTTAAAAGTGGAGGTTTAGCTCGTCCTAGAAAGAAAATGCCTGAAGTCGTATTAAATTATTTTATCCCTTCAGATGAATTACCTAGAATGTGGGAACAAATAGCAGGTAATATTAGAAATGTTATTAGACATGAAATTGAACATTTAATGCAAAGTGGGCCTAATGTTAAAAAAGGTAAAGAAATGGGAGATGATTCTAGTGAAAGAGAAGAATTAAGAACTGGAAAAAAACCATGGTGGAAAATTTGGAGAAAAACTTTAGGTACTCCTGATTATTATAAA